AAGGAACGATCAAAGCCAGTCCCATGGAGGCCCAGTGCGGAGACGGGGTCTGGTAAACCAGACCTGGTCCGTCTTCCGCAAACTGGATAGGGCATACCGTCGACGAATGAAGTCGTCGAAGGTATGCCTACCTCCCCTTCGGGTGTGCTGGTATCATCCAGCCTCCGAAGAAAGTCCTGCTGCGCGAGAAGCAGGCCGCGCCGATACTGTCATGGAGAAAGACAAAACAAACTCGACAGTATCCCGTCACGTTGCGACAGGAGCAACGTGGCTCGAAAGCGTCGCGACACACTGGCCAGAATTGCTCGCCGCCTACCAAAGTGCGGAAGGGGGTCTCACCATGGACTGCCGGCCACAGAACGTCAAACGTTACTGTGCCTTCATCCGATGGGTCAACTCCCTCCTGCATGGAGGAGCGGGAGCACTCAAGGCCTGGTGCCACGGCGTCCGCGAAACCCTAGCCACCACCTTCCGGGAACTCAACCACTCGACCATCCGACACCATTTCGGTGAATCGGCGGAAAAGCGGGCGAGAAGAACCAGAAGGGGCTTCAGGGTGACGCGGGCCTCTCTCATGTTCGCCTCCCGGGTTAACCGGGCGGTGAAATGGAAGAGGCCTATCGAGCAAACGGAAAGGCGCGCCCTGGCTGCGTCTGTCGCTGCAATTGCAAGATGGACTAGCTCGGCCGAGTACGACCCCCGTGCCTTGGAAGCAGTGCTCCGACACCTGAGAAAACTCAAGGTGAAGAAGTACACTCCAGAGCAGGAGGTTGCGATTCCGTGGCCCACCCCAGGGGCCAAAGCCGTCATCGAGAATCTCGACAGGACAAACCCTGCGCCGTTCACGACCTGGCTCCGAAAATGGAGCGAGGACCGCGCACAGCGCGAGGTAATCCTCGAGACCGATGCTCTTATCCGCGAGTCAGAGCTCGAACCTCCGATCCAGAATTGGACCGAATGGTATCGAGACGACTCCTCATCGGACGAAGAGATCATAGGCTTTGGCATGGGGTTCGGGGGCGGTAGTGCGTACTACGACACGATGGGAACCTTTTCAGGAGGAAACATCGGCATGCCAACTCAGTTGATGCAGCAATCACGAATGATTGCGGAATCAGAACCTGAGCGACTCGCCGAGAAACTCCGTACTCTAGTTCCCCGTGCCGCAGACTGCACGACCATCCTCGAGGTCCACGGACCCGCCGGGTACGGCCCACCGCCTCTAACGCCAGTAGCCATCGCTGAGATGGGGGACAAGGTCAGACTCGCAAGTACACATGGTACTCGCGAGGTCTGGCTAAGTCGCCGCCTAAATCAGCTCTGGCTCCCGACGCTGGAGAGGGTGCACCGGACCCGGTACTCATTGGCCGGCCAGCCCGTGCGGCTGCTTCGCGATCGACGAAAGGGTAACCCAAGGAAGGCACTAGTCTATAGTGCGGACCTGAGCGCCGCCACTGACTACATACCGCATGAGGTCGGACAGAAGATTGCCCGCGCCCTCAACTCCCTCGTGTTCACAGACGAATCTGCACGAACTCGATGGAATGAGGCCACGGACGTCCTCTTAGGACCACATGCGGTAACAGAAAGTGGTGACTTCGCGACTATCCTCAACCATTCTCTGCCGACTTCGTCCTCCTTACAGGAGGCCTACGAACGGGCTTACGAGAAGGTGCGGAAGACAGTCACGACTCGAGGTCTGCACATGGGACTAGGCCCAAGCTGGGTCATCCTCTCGTTGATCAACGAAGCTGCCGCTGCCATTGCAGCGCCAAACCACCCACGCTCCGCGGCTGTCTGTGGCGACGACCTCGTCGCACTCTGGACCCCAGAAGAAGTCCAGAGGTACGAGGACACGCTGACAGCACTCGGACTCGTAGTTAACCGGTCCAAGAGCTTCTACGGTCCCGCCGGTGTCTTCTGTGAGACACTGGTGGAACGAGAAACTCCATGGATTGCGACCTCGAGGGTAGTAGCGGGGCCAGCAGAGATCGGGGCGAGCAAATGGAAGGCAAAGGTGACTAAGTCACCTCTATCGACCTATCGCGCGCTCCTCAACCCTGCTGGACCCCTGCCCTCGAAGTTCGCCGGTCAACTACGCAGTCGTCGGCTCCATGAGCTCCGCCCGAACAATCGGACGGGGCCGGTGGAAGCCGGCGGCTGTGGCAAGGGAGCAGCCTCCATGGCGCAGAACCTGCACCTGCTCAAACACGGCAACATGCCCCTCGTTCGAGACGCTCGCGAGAGTTGGAAACCAACCCTGCAAGCGGCCCGAGTGAGAAGCACTGCCGAGTTCGAGGAGGGTGTCGAGTATGCGGAGTATGAAGAGGTCAGAAATGCCCTCCTCCGCGAAACCCGACTCGCAGGGTACTACGACCCGGAGAAAGCTCCCGTTGCCAAGACCAAGGCGCGGAGCGTGAAGCAGTTCAACCGCGAAGGGACCATGATCGCCCGGTTCTCCATGGAGAAGTGGCTTGCGGCGATACCTCAGTCGAAACTGGGGTGTCGCGACAAGAACACACTCCACTGGATCACCGGGAAGGCCCTTCGCGTTGGACGCTTCACGCAGCAGGACAGGCGGCGCATTCAACGTCTCCTTCTACGTCCTCGGACTCAGGGGTGGATCCCCATCACTGTAGCCGAAGAAATTAAGAAGGAGCATGCGCTGCCATTGCGGAACTTGGGTATCCAACCCAAGCGCCGGGGTGTCCCCCCGGCATGCACGGCCCCATAAGGGTC